GTGAGAGCCAAGTCCTGCAACGCTTTACGTTCGTCACCGGCCAAGTCCTCCCAGTCGTTGCCCAAGAACGCTTCGTTGACGCCAATCTTGTAGACGAACTGGCCCGCCACCAACTGAATCGTCGCGTTGTCCCTGACCTTGACAGCGTTCCGCTGCCACAGACTATTGCCGAACGTCTCCATTGCGATAGAGTCCTGCTCGGCTGTGTCCTTGTCGTCCCGTGGGGCAACCTCCACCATCGGGTTGTCGAGCATGTAGTTGTTCACGCCGACCTTCACCCAGTCGTAGGCCGTTCTCGGCGTGTACTGCTCCGCACCCAAGTCCTTCGGGAGCTTCACCTTGTATTCGAGGTTGTAATACTGCTGCCATTCCTTCTGGGCAGTGTGCAGCGGATTCCAGTGCTCCTCGAAGTCGGCTACCCGCTCCTGTATGCTCTCTACCGTAGGTTTCTTCATCTGTAAACGGCCCGAATCTTCTGTACCGTTCGCTCCTGTCGGCTGAATCCGTACCTGTTCATAAGCCAGTACGCGACTGCCTTCGTTGCGTGATTCCACTTGTCCACAATCTTCCCGTTCTCACCCCTCACCCACGCCCCGCCTTGGTCAACCGGAGACGGCCCGCCGCCGCACTCCGCTATCAGTCCCTTGCACCGCGTACTGACAATCAGCTTCGGTTGCTTCGTTATCGGATTGGGCATGAAGTAGGAGTTCAAGAGGTTCACCCCGTCCTCGGCTCCCCCTTTGTCCCAGTGGATGCGGCCCATCTCCAGATGCACCCGCCCCCTGTCCCTCCAGACCTCGAACTGTGACCTGTCGGCCTGATGCTGCTTTGCCGCGATGTCGATTGCTCCACCGTCTACCAAGCCCCACCACGGCTTCTGCTGGCAGATGAGGATGACTTCCTCGACGGTTCTCTGCTGGACGTAGACCTCATCTACGAGGACGACCTGCTCGCCCCACTCCTGAATCGCCAAGACGGCATACGCCCCTGCGTAGCCGGGGTCTACCGCCAGATAGACCTTCTTGTTCGGGTCGAATCCGAGAGGACACCCATCTGATACGAGGCTCCTGACATGGATGGGGTTCGAGAAGTTGTAGACGACCAAGCCCTTCGGCTTCTGCGGCACTCCCCCGTACCGTTCCATGAAGCGTTCCTCGGTCATGCCGGGGGCTTCACGGAGCTTCACAATCTCCGGGTCTTTCAGTCCTCCGGGAAAGACGATGTTGTTCGACCACGTAGGGAGAGAGAATGACTTTGCATCTTCCTCGTTCGCTCCCGACCAGCGGTTGTAGAGGTCGATGTACCACGAGAACTGCGTCTCGATGGTGCCCGCCATCGTCATCCAGCCACGCTTCTGAGCCAAGCGTTCTTGCAGTCTCAGGTAAATCTCGAATGAAATCTGCGCGGCCTCACATACCATGATGCCGTCGCACGCCTCAGTCGCAATCTTCTCAGGATACCGAGCCGACCGTGTGGCGATGCGTGAGCCACCGGCCAAGAACATCTCACCCGGGTCGATGGCCGTCCCGCCGCCCTTGACCAGCAGACCGAGCTTGGAGAGCGTTTCCGTCAGATAGTTCCACTCGGCTCTACAGGACTCGTAGTCCTGTCCTATCAGCCAGTAGAGGGCACAGGGACGCTTCTTCAAGAGGGCCTGCGTGTCGGCTACGACAATCTTGGGCAGGGCGTCCATAGAGGACGTGTAAGACTTGCCCGACCGGACGCCCCCACAGATGAGCTTCTGGCGCGCCTCGGACTCGACTATCGGTGCCTGCTGTGGCGTCGGCTTGAATCCGACCGCATCCCATATCGGCTGTTGTACATTCATAATGAAATGGGGGCTAGGAACCGTGAAGGCTCTACTAGCCCCCTAGAGGGGAAAGAGAATGGGGCCGGAGCTACCGGCCCCTATGTGCAAGGGCGGGGAGGGAACCGCCCGTTAGCACCGATGGGATACAAGGTCTCTCTGAGGTCGAGATACGGAACCCAGTCGTCGCGCTCGTCGTAGATGTCAATTTTGGCGGGAGGACAATCGGGCGCAGAGCATGGCGAGGTTGAATCGGTACTCCCAAGCGGCCATTGCCTCGCAATACTCAACCTTCGCCGCCTCCAGTTCAGCAGCCGCAGCCTCGAATTTCTCCAGGGCCGCGTCCTGCGCCATCCTCCGTTGTAGGGAATCCCATTCAAGGTTCATTTCCCCTTACTACCGTACCCCTTGGCATGCAAAAGTCTCACGGCAGCCAACGCATTCTCGTGGGAGGTACACGTCTGCTTCACCGACCACTTGCCCCCGACTTCGTGCATGACCTTCTTCCCGACCACCCTGTAGGGCATGTCACACCTCGAATACGAACTCGATACCCAGTTGCTTCAATACTTGCAGCAGGCCGCTTGAGATGGCGTCCGTGGACTTCTCGTCGAGAGCCTTTGAGTTGCAATACTCCTCGTCGATGGCGTGCAGAATCTCGTGCAGGAAGGTGTGTGACCGCTTCTCAGGGGCCACCTCATCGGACAGACTGATTTCCAACTCCGAGAACCGAGTCTGCCCGCCCAAGCCCTCACGCCTCAGGAACACCTGCTCGTCATATCGAATGCGGTACGCCACTCCCCCCACTTCAAGGCTCGCCGGTATCGTGACCTTCATGTCCCTCCTACTTCCTCCGAGCTTCCTCAGTCGGCCAGTACCACGTCCCGTCGTCCAGCCTGTACTGCGGATACATCCGCTTGTAGTGGCACCCGTCGTCGTAGTCCGACCTGCGGGCAGCCTTCGCCGCGAACCGCTTTTCCTTCCACCGATTCGTCGGCTTGTCCTTCACAAAGGGTCGCTTGAAACTCCTGCTCATGTTTTCTATGCGAGACGGTAGGGGAGGATTAGATACCTTCTTGAAGATGCGTCTAGGCGCGATGACCGCCCAGATAGCCAACCGTGTTTACGTCACATGGGTCGCTGTTGCCACCGCATACATAGGTCGGTTGCTGCGGCAGCGGGTCGCCAGTCCCACTCGGGTAGACGTAGTACTGGTAGTAGTACGGATACCATACCCACGGGTACGAAGGCGTGCTCGGGTACTCCGTCCGCTTCGTCTTGCAGCCGCAGACAGGGCAATTCGTCGCCCGCATGAAGTCGTCAACCGTCTGCCCCTTGGGAATGAACGCGGGAGTTGTCGCCCCGCAGTTCTCGCACACAATCGGTTTCACATACGTTGCCATCTTCTCTCCTCTTGATATGCGTCACGGGGCCGGTGGGCAGCTACCTCACCGCGAAGCCCTCAGTGGCGATGGCCTTGTAGCCCCGCAATTAGCCGTCACAAGGCTCACCCCGTGCGCGCCCTGCATCCTAAGAGGCAGGGGTGATGTGCAGAGGCAGGTGTGTTCTAGACCACGAGGCACGGCTTCCCTCTGCTAGTTATCCCGTGCCAAGCCCCCTCCATTCCCTGCTCACGCAGAGCAAGGTCCATAGTGCGCCGCGAGTCCCCGTAGAGAGTCGCGGCAGGTAATACAGGTAGCTGACCCCTAGCACAGCCACCGTCTGCCTGTCATAGGCACACCTTCCCGTGCGTTGTCCCTGTAACGGCAGGACTATTCACCCCTGCTAGGAAGGGGAGGGGAAGCTAGTTCACGTGCGGTCTAATGTCCCCGCAACGAGCGTGGTGAAATGCCTCAATGTGCTTCTTCAGGCTGTCCTTGCTGAACAGGTGTGGTGACTGGCACAACGGGCAGGGGAGTCGCACCGCTTCATCTTGCCGTATGCCGTGTGCGATAATCGCCTCCATGTCTTGACTCCTCGCGCTGTCATATCTCCGGTGTTTACGCCCACCGGCAGGCGGGCCTTCATGTCAGCGCCAGAGGTCCACTGATAGGGGACAGTGGACGAACCCTTGACCCTCTCAGGACGGAACCTGAGAAGCTAGTCAGCAGCCCGCAGTCTCGCGGGTGTCCGGTGGGTTATCCAGAACCTCGAATGTGACCTTGAGGGCCTTCTTCAGAAAGTGCTTCTTGAGCATGTACGCCGCGTCCTCGTCACTCTCTGGTATGTCAAGGGCCAACTTCGCCCCCCCATCCGGCGGAAACGACACCGGCGTCCGAGAACCAGCAAGACTCGCCACCAACTCAACCTTTTCCATGTCCCCTCCTCAGATACCACGCCTTGAAGGATATGGCATAGACAACTATCCCGTTGAAGTTGCAGCCGCAACACTCACTCGCCCACTCGTCTACCAGTCGGTCCAGCTCCTCCAAAGACTCAGTGACCGCATGCACGTTGACTGGCGTCATGTTCTTCCCTCATGTGGTCGTAGAGAGCGTCGGCCTCCGCCTTGTAGACAAGGATATCGCCGTGTTCGGTGGCGATGGTGTAGCCCATCAATTCAGGTTGCACCCTCGGCAACTTCGGCTTCTCAGCCTCCGGCACGAACTTCTTGCCGTTCACCCAGACTCGAAATGGCGCGCCGTTCGCGTCGTGGTCGACCAATGGCTCATCACCATACCCACTAGGCACTACCTTGAATGGCACAAACCACTTCGGCTTCAGCCCCTCGATGTACTCCTTGACCTGAGCGTAGTGGGTGGGACAGAGGTAGTCAGGCACGACGCGGGTGTCGCTTCTCAGCCGCCCGCCTGAACAGTCGTGGCATAAGACCTTGCCGCACACCGCGCAGATTTCAGCCGGTTGTTCCCCGTGGCCCTCAAAGTAAATCGCACACTCGTCAGGGCCAATCACCTTTCTCCCACAAACCTCACACTTTCCCATCCTCTCCCTCCTTCACCAACTCCGTCGTGGTGACTTGTCGAAAGGACGTTCCACAGACGTAACAGTAGAAGCGCGTCGGCTTGCCATAGTACATATCCCACACTTCGTCTTGGGACATCACCGGCGCGCACGTGGTCAGCCCCTTCATCAACGTCTTGTGTTTGCAGACCGGACAGTCCTTCTCAAATGCCTCTATCATTGTCCCTCCTAGTAGGCCAACAGCTTCACATGAAGATTGCGCTCGGCGGGGTTGTGCCAGAACTCGATGCTCTTGACGGGTCGTTGCTCGAAACCCAACTTGTTCGCCGCCGTCGCTACGGCCTGAATAACAGCCCACTGATAACCATCCCTCGGCAGGGCCAAGGCCGCATCATCGTCAATCACCACTTCTCGATACATCTTCCCTCCATTTCAACCAACACTCCGTACTACAGAACCAGAACGTACCCTCAGCCGTCTTATATTCTATGAACGCGGGAGAGCCACAAGGACAGGTCATATCACCTCAAACTGCATACCACACCGGCAACACTCCCATGTGTCCTCGGTCTCCGATAGCGGTTCCACCATGTCCCCGTCACATATCGGGCACCTGACCTCTACGATGGGCACACTCCCAATGACCTTCGGGACGTACTCGTACATCAGTCCCACTTCGCTATCCTGCACGGGAACACCTTGCAAAACAGCCACCACTTCAGACGGTTCACGAGTGTGCGCTTCGCCGGTATCCCCACGCGCTCGTCGAAGTCGCCCCTGTCAAAGACGAGTTCCAGATTGCCTCCGAGTGGCCGACGCGAGAACTCACAGCGGCCATCGCTCCACGTCGTAACCCGCAGGGTGTCCCACTCGTCAAGCAAAGCCCCCAACACACCGCCCGCTGGAGCCATCGCCTTGACCAACTCATCCTTCGACAACCCAAGTTGTTCCATCACTCCCCCCTCCTTGAATACGAAGCCTGCAACCCACGGTACAGCTCGTCCCTCTGAGCCTGCGGCAACCTTGCAATCACCAGCGTGTTCTTCCGCCCCCTCACCTTCTCAAATCGCGCCAGTTCCTCCGGTAGGAACTCCTCGGCCATCGGCCCCATCACATCCGCGTCATCCGGTAACGCCTTCGGCGCGTACCACACCTCGGCTATCTCCTGAAACAGCGGCCCACTACATCCCCAACGAACAAGCCCACCGTGCTCCTTCGCCACCACACCCCTCACAATCGCCTCCAGCTTCCCCTCAGCCTGCGCCTCTGCCACTGACTTCCATGACCGCGCAAGGTGGCTGTCGGGTATTACATCCTTGGGTGTGACATCCATCACCCCCGTCATACCCTCTGTCATACCCCGACGCCTCGCCTGCGCCTTCCGGTTAGCTTCCCGCTGCTTTGTGACGTCCTTGTACATCTTCCCCCCATTGATAGTAATACCCTCATTCTATCATGTCATACCCTACAGGTCAAGTTATGTAAGGGAAGCTATTTCCTCGTAGCAAAGCGGAGCCTTGAATATACACACGATGGCGGCCCCCGTTTTCGTTCGGCGCATCAATCCTCTGGCACACGCGGCACGTCCAGCTCCACGAACGAACCATCGACGGGCGTAACCCCCTCATCTAGTGCAGTAACCCCTTGGGTTAGCTTTGGGTTGTCATCCTTATTAGTAGTAAGGTGGCCACTGGGCAAGCTGGCGTCGATTGCTCTGGCCAATGCAAGCAGAGCTGAGTTGGCCTGCTCCCCGAGGTCAACCATCTTGGGATAGATGTACGGGTACATCATGGAGGCTACGTCCAGCCACATGCGCAGCTTGCCTGTGTCTATGCGCTCCCGGGGCAGCCCTTCAGTGTCCAGCGTGGCTTCCCTGAATAGCAGCCTCTCAGCTTCAATCGTGTGCGTGACCAGCGCGTACCCATGCTTCTGTAGCCGCGAACGGCCACGAGACGAACCCATCGTGTCGAAAGGCTTACTCATAGCTAGCACAACACAAGTTACTCATGCCCCACCCCGCCCGAGGAAAATGGCATTCTCCGGTAGATTCTTCCATGTTGTTCGTAAGGATGGTATTGACAGGCCGCAATCCGTTGTGATTTACTTAGGGCATGGAGCGGATATGGAACACAGCCCGGAGCGCCTTCGACATAGCGTCAGCCCGGGAGCTGAGAGACGGAACGTATCTCTATACGCCGACGTACAACGAAGCCACTGGGGGCATGGGGCGCCGGATTCTCAGCCGAGACAATGCAATCGCCGCTCTGCAAGCACATGGACAGATTCGCACATCAGTTAGTGATAGGTCGGAATAGACGAGGAGGGCACATGATACCGAAAGCCAGAGTTACGCAGATAGGACTGAAACGCGGGAGCCGCTCATACGTCGTCGCCGGGTATGAAGGCAAGCTCGGTTTCTATCCGGCGCACAGACAGCGCCAGTACACGACCTACGCCAACGCCTGCAAGTACGCTATCGAGCTGCGCGACTACTATCAGGCGCAGATTGTCGAGTTCTAGGCCAGCTAGTACACCATGACGGGAGAGAAGCCGGGACATACACCGGCTAGGCGGAGAGTAAGTAAGAGGGAGGAAACAGATGATACTCAATCGCAACAAGCACTTGGTATACGCGCACTCGCTGTATTGGCGCTTCCGGCCACAAGGCACCACGAACATTGACCACGACGCCGCAGAGTCACAGGTCGTCTTCCTCGCCATGGTTGATAGCGCGAAGATTGACGACGGCGACGTCTGGGCGTGCATGGAGATTGCTGAGGACATGGGACATGGGTTGGTCTGCCCGTTCTGCCTCCGCACCTACACGCCCGAGGAGATACGCGCCATGCAATGTGAAGGTGCGGCGTGCCCCGGCTGTGGCGCGGTCGTTGACCCCTAGTCCCCTCATCCGGCCCCACTGGTGACAGCAGCGGGGCTCAGTGAGCGGACTAGAAAAAAGTTTGAGGAGGGAGGAAGCATGACAGTCACAATTCGGGAATGCACGGAAACCACGGAACTGTTGAGGCGCTACCACGGCCAGAACGAACCCCAGGGCGCGTACATCGAACTGGGCCTGCGCCACGAGACCATGCACGCCACCTACAACGCGGAGATTGGCGGCGCGATTCCGTTCTCGGTTTACCACGGCCATGACCGCCGCTATGGTATCCCGACGTTCACCGCCAAGGCCGCGAATCGGCTCATGCACGAACTACTGCCACTGGCCGAGCGCGTCGTTGCCGGGTACGAGTCGGTGTGGGACGGCCACAATCATGTGGCACATCTCAGCGAGGATGCCCAAGCCGCCGATGCCGAGATTGCGGAGCGTTGTGAGTTCGAGTGCGAGAACGCGAGCGAGCCGGACGTCCTGCAATACACCGATGCGTCGGATTGGCTCGATATGTACCGCGACGACCTCACCAAGAAGACCGACGCCGAGCTAACCGCACTGGCAGAACAGATTGACGCCGACGCGCTGGCAGACGGGTTTGTTGTCGATGGCACCGAGGACCGGCTCCTCCAGTTGCGCGACCAGCAGCGCGAGAATGCCGAGTCATAGCACGGGGGCATAGACCCCCATAGGAGGAGAGACACATGAAAGAGACAATGGCAAGTCGGATGATGAATGAGACTATCCTATACGGCGGGCTTCCCCTACGCCGGTGTGACGTGCACCGTGACGTTCTCGCCCGCACTGGCAGCGCGTGGGCCGCAGACATGGCCGCATTCTCGCCGCGCCACGAGGCTGTTGACTACGAGCCTCTTAGCCTCGCAGAGTTTCAAGGCATCTTCGCGGAGGCCGCACAGTGAAGCTCTCAGACGCCGCCCGTACCATCGGAGTCACCCGGCAATCACTGGCCGACGGTATCCACCGGGGCACCGTCAAGGCCCGCAGAATCGCTACGAACATCACCTACCAGGGCTTCGTGTGGGACGTTCCCACAGAGGAAGTCGAAAGGCTCAGGGCGAGACGAGAGGCCAAGTAACCCCACGGGGCCGGGACCGCACACCGGCCCCTTTCCATGCCCATCTTTGCCTTGAAATCTCGCGCCAGCGCCACGGAAACCTAATCATCGTCCGTTGGCACCGCTTCTTCGGCTTTTGCCCGCACCACCGCAGCAATGAACGTATCGTCGTCCATGTTTTGGTCCGCTGTAACTCCTAACAGGGTTAGTTCGGCCATGTACTTGTAGGTGAATAAGTCCCGTGCGAGTTCTTCCCAGTCGTCGCGCCACAAGAAGGCATGGTGTCCATTGGTATCGTGGTGTGCGCGGCATAGCGAGATATAGTTGTTATAGTGGTCCTCGCCTCCCCAGTGAAGTGGTACAATGTGGTGACATGCCACTGGTGAGCGACCGCACCCAGGCCAACAGCAAGAGGGAATCAGCCTCTTGTATGTCGTCATTCTTGAATGATTTCGTCGAGCAATCGCGGCTTCTGCTCTCATGGAAACAAAAAGGCCGCCCGAAGGCGGCTTCCTCACAAGCACCAGGTATATGTCTAGGCAGCCCAAAGCCCACACCCACCAAGAAAGCCCCAAATCCTCAAAGCTGGACTGTCAGATTGTCCGTAACGTCACGGGGCGTCTACCACCCGGCAGGCTTCCACTAGGGTGTCCGCCACGTCCAGAAAAAAATCTCTCCGGTCCTCGTGCGGGTCAAGGTACGCCGAGAGCACTTCGTAGAAGGCTGAGTGGAGCTGTTCTTCGCGAGACACACGGGAATCAATTACCACATCGACTGCCGCTTTCCGGTACGCCCCGCCCGTATCTGCGGGGATAGGCTCCAACGTGAAGGTGAACTCCAGTCGGCCTCCCAAATGAAAAGGGGCCTTTCGGCCCCTCTTGAGCATACTTCTACGCACGACCATTGTATCATACACTCGTGCGCGTGTCAAATCGGCGGACTGTCTCTGTGGGCATTGACAGCTTGAACCTGTGCCCGCACCACTCCTTGTAGCTCACTCGCTTGCGAGTCCACCCCGCAGAGTAGGCCAAGGCGCGGTTGATGCGCCTGCACACATCGGGAGTCAGTGTTACCACTCGCCCCTGGTAGTAGGCCCAACACAGCTCACCGTCGATGTTGCACTCCTGTATGCGCTTCCAGACCTCGGCAGCGTACATGCACGGCATCTCGTGTGGGGAGTGGTGGAAGCCCCCTCCGTGGCTCGGTATCTCCTCCGGCTTCACGTCCGGCCACGTCCCATCGCGCATCGTCTCATAGTTGGCGACAATCCATGCCGTCACTCTCTGAGACAGCAATCGTCCGCCTTCGCCCTTGGCCTGCCACATGGAGGCTATGTCTGCTGGCGTGATAGGCCCGCCCGTCTCGGAGGTCGTAGCACACGCCTCGTCTCGCGTGACGTAGAGCACGGCGAACTCAGGCTCGTGTCTACTGAGGAACCGCTGTATGGCCCGCTTCGCACGTCCGAGTAGCGTCATTCCACGCCCCCTGCGGCACGAAGGGCCTGCCAGCACAACGGGCAATCAGCGCGCACAGGGAAGAACGGCTCCCTTGTGGGGTGTTCGTGGCATTCTGCCTCGGCCCACTCTGTGACCTTCGCCACCTGAGCGCGGCAGATGGCTTCGCGCTCGTAGTCTGACCGTTTGCCGGACGGCTTATCATCTGCTACCCATTTGTAGTAGCCGTGATTCAGCGCGTAGAAGGATTGTTCCGGTGTCAGCAGTATGTCGTCCGTCATGGCTCGTCCACCCCCTCGTAGTAGATTCGTAGTCCCTTGCGTTGCGCCAAGTCTCTCTCAAGGCACGCACCGTCCGATTGCTCCCATCCACGCATCATGTAGAGCGCGTCACCGTCTCTCAGCCGTTCGATGATGTCCAAGTCGCCCTGAATGAAGTTGGCCCCGTCCATGAAGGCCGAATTACAGTGGGGGCAGATAACCGCGAAGCCTCTCGCCCACAAGCCCTGCGCCACGAGCCACGCACGAGCGATGTTGGCCGCTACATCGCCACGGTACGGCCCGCTCACGTATATCACTTGCCCTCCAGCTTGGCCTTGTGCGCCGCAATCTGCTTTAGCCGCTTGGTGATAGCTTTGAGGTCGGCTTGATGACGAGTAGCAGCCGAGTCGTAGAAGGCTGCAACGGCCTTGTGGTACAAGGGATGCCCCCCCGCGTTGGCGATGAACTCGCACGAGTCAATGCTTATCAAGGCATCCTCGTATGCGTTGTGGTGACGCGCCTCCTCTTGGCGAAGAAACTCCACGTACGCATCGCACTCGTCGGGTGACGTGATTGATTCCAGTACACAGATACCGTTCTCGTCGAATGTCATTTGCCCTCCATTCTCACGACCTTCCGCCAGCCGTCATCGACCATCGCGTTGATTGCGTTCTCGAATCCGATAGCGAAGCCCCGCTCCCAGTCCGGACTCACCGCGCCGCATGAGTGCGTTCCCTGCACCGGCGTCGTCGCGCTCACAAACACGCCGAGCTTGCCGCCGTTCTGCTCGGCCCATTCAGACAGCGACAGCTCCGGCGTATCCATGAGGTCGGAGAGCCAGCCTTCCAGCACATGCCTGTCGCAATCCCACTCGTCGAACTGAGACTTGCCCGTGATGTTCATGGCAAAGCCCTTCAGCCTGCTTCGCCACCATCTCCGCGTGTTGCTCTCGGTCATCTCCCCTCCATTCGTCTATCCCTAGCCCGTGCAGCCGCCTTGTCATCTGGCTTCACCGACCATATTCCCATGAGATAAGTCGCCATGAGGGTGATTATTGTCTGCACGACCGTCAGCACGGTTATCGGCTCGGTCATGTGTGGCGGTTGCCCAATCTCGGCGCTCACTGCCCCGGCGATGAAGCAGAACCAACCGATACTGACTATGACTGCCCAAGTGTTCATCCCTTGCTTCCCTCCATTCGTTCGTTCCCACTGGGTACAAGTTCGCGGCCACAGCGGGTGCAGAAGTTGGCTCCTTCCCACCGCGCAATGGCAGAGTTGCAGTGCGGGCATATCGACCACACGAGCTTTGCCCCGCAGTGTTGGCAGAAGTCCGCGTAGGAGACAACCTCCGACCCGCACTTGCCGCATTGCCACTTCCAGCGGCCAAGGAGCTTGTTGAGTAGTGTTCGCCCAGCCTTCGCTAATGTCATTCCTTCCCTCCGTTCATTCGTTCGTTGATTCCGTGTTCCTCGTCGTGGCATGGCCCGCAGGCCCACGTCAGGTTGTCCTCGCTCTCGTCGCCGCCCTGTGACCTATGCCTCCGGTGGTGTACCGCCATGCCGCGCCAATCAGGGGGATGGCCGCAGAGGGGGCAGACTGCCGGTACTGGGTGTGCCCGCTTCCACTTCGCCATGTTCTTGGCTCTCTGCGCGCCCACCTTGCCGATGCGCCGAATGGGAGTGCGCTTCACGAGACCTCCACAATCGTCATGCTCTTGCCCTTCTCGTAGCGGATGTGGTACTGGTCGTCGCAGTGGTCGTGCGAGTCGTCCTTGATGACGCCAGCGTCAACCAGCCCGTCCAGCGCCGCCTTGAAGGATGCGGCAAGGTTCGTCTTGTCACGTCGCCGCTTGTCCGGCACCACGAACGTCACGTCCACCTTCGCCATGTCGGGGGCGAGCCAGTCCTTGCCGTCCTTGGCGAAGATGGCGCGCCAGCCGGTATCGCACCTGTAGAGCTTCGTTTCGTCCGCCTTCTTGCGCCAGTGCACCCTCGCGTTCGGTGAGAGTTCCTTCGGCGGAAGGCCGGGGAGTTCGATTCTGAGCATCACCGCTCTTGCCATGGGCCTGTCGGCTTCCCGTCAATGTCTATTGGCCGCCAGCACGTACGCATTTCAATCACACCGCGCCCATTGCAGTGGGGGCAATGAACCGCCTCAAAGAACAGTGCCGTGCCACTGCCGGTGAGGACTTGAATGGCACCTCTGCCAGAACACTTGGGACAACTCACTTCATGTTGCGTCACTTCCCCCCTCCCTTCTCCGCCGAGGGGCGGGCCTCTGTTCGGCTGAAACCCAATGGGCCCCTTGCGTCTGGCATACACCCAACCTGGAGTCTCTGTAGTTCGTAGAGGCTGATTTCAAGATGCAGAAACAGGTCGGAAGCGGGGCTGACACTCCGCCTCTCGTGCTCGATGATGCGGCGCAATTCACGCGGGGGCAGTATCCCGTGCAACCACGCGCCAACAGCAGCTATGTTATTGGAGTCCATCTACTCCCCCTCCTCTCTCGCCACCGGCGCGCTCACAGTAGGAGACCACGAGGCTACCAACGTGGACACATACTCGCGCCCTGTTGCGGTGAGTCTGACATCGGTAAAGCACCATGGCATCTGCGCGTCAGGTCGCAGCTCCACGAGGCTCCGTCGCTCCAGCGCCCGCATGGTGCCCATGGTCACGTACACCGGCGTGCGTATCCATTCAGTTTCGCCGCCATCCCTCCGGACGTCCAAGAGCGCCTGGGTCTGTGGGTGTGTCAGTGCGTTCATCCCTCCACCGCCCTGTCCACGGGGGCCTGCTGGGCCATATCGGCGGCTACCCACTCCTCCATGTCCATGTTGATTCCCTCGTCCCGTTCATCGTCGTAGAGTTTCACTTCCCCTCCCTCGCGGCCAGCAGTGCGTCCAAAGCCTCGCGCCAGTCGGTGTTATCAAACCCACAAGCGAACTGAGGCTCGCACGGTTGCAGGAACCAGTGGTCGTGTGCAAATGTGACGCTGATGCCCTCTGCCTTGAGCTTCGGCACGACCTCGTTGTGCAGGGTGTTGTAGTCGAGGGGTGGGAGGACCATCTCGTGCGTCTTCCCCCCGATTTTCACGGCAATCTGCTTGCTGCCACCAAGAACGCGCAGTGTTTCCCACCACTTCTTCCCCTTCAACTCAGGCCGTAGCCACTCGTAGATGCGCTTCTCGTTCACTTCACACCTCCTGCCGCGCGAAGGGCCTGCCAAACCCTGTCATCCATCACGACATCTAGCCAAGGCTGTTCATCTAGCCACTTGTGAACCTTCGCCAACTGAGCGCTGGCGATGGCGCGGTCGGAGCTGTTCACATATCGTTGTCTGTATGGAGCTTGGGTGTGTGGGTTCACCGCCTTGTATATCTCCTCATCCGTCAGCAGTATGTCCTCGTTCATCGCCTGGGCATTGGCGTTCTCTGCCTCAGCTTGCGCGGACAACGCTGCCATAGCCTCAGCTTCTTGGCCCTGAGCCTCATCAATCCCAGCTTGATATTCCTCGTATGCTTGTTGCTCGTTCATCTTCCCCCCCCCCTTACCGACCGCAGATAACATTCCCTACAGAGCTTCGCCTTCGTGTTCCTGTGGGTGAACGGCTTGCCGCACTGCAGACACGCGATGGCCCTTGTTGGTGCGGGGCGGTGCGCTACTACCCCGCCTGCGAGCGCGGCCTTTGCCTCGTCCCGCGTCATACGGAGCCGGTTCACCATGAACTGCAACCGAAGCTCGTCCACCGTCAGCGGTGTGTCCATTGCGGCAAGATAGACTTCGAGGTTCCCTTTCCCCAACAGGGCCTCCATGACTTCCTCCGGCCCGACTCGGTAGTCCGCCCACTCCGGCCCGTCCTGCTTGCTCGGTGCGTCGCATACCCGCGTCGCCTGGTGCGGATGCCCGTAGTCCCACGCCGCCTGCTCCAAGACCGCCGCCAGCAGCAACTCATACCCGTTCTCCGGCGACCGCTGCTCCGTCAGGTTGTCCGTCACACCTATCACCGCACACCCATTGGCGTTACGAGTAAACATCGACTTCTCCCTTCGTTGTCACATGTGACGTCACACCCGTTACATGTGACGTCACCGTCACACCACCCCCCTTATAGGGGGTGTGACGCTGACATGTGACGCTAACCTTGAATAGAAAGACCATAGCTCCCATCCTCCAAGGCAATGACCACATGTCTTTGCTTCAGTCTCTTGAGGTTCATCCTCGTAGTGCTCTGAGGTATTCCAAGCTCCTCGGTAATCGCCGCCGGTTTCATCGCCCCGCCTTTGAGCAAGGCGAGGATGCGCGACCCCGCTGAAAGCTCCTGTATCATGTCGTAGGAGTCGCGTATGTCGGACTTCTCGACGATGGTTGCGCCGTCGCAGAAGACAAACTTGAAGCCCACCGGCGGGTGAGGCTTGGTGTTGTTGTGCTTCTCGTGGAACAGTCCGACTCGGATTTCGTCGGGGTCGTCGTCGTTCTCGCGCTTCATGTACCAGACCTGCCGTGCGTAGTTGTTGAAGAACGCCGACCCGTAGATGCTGTGCTTCTTCCCCTCTTGGTCCTTTGCGGTATGAGCAATCAGGACTGAGGAGACGTTGAGCTGCCGGATAGCCGTGAATAGACGGATGGCAACATCGGCGGCGTTCAAGTCACCACCGGAGGCGGCAGCCACCGAGTCCACGATGATGCAGCCAGCCTTGACCTCTCGGATGACCTTCTGTATCGCTTCCAAGTCGTCGGCCAGTGGTAGAGCGCACCGCCGATAAGGGACCTCGATGTAGGGCAGCTTCAGTCCTTTGGTGAGGCATTGCAACCGCCAGCCGTACTCGTCGTGGTACGTCTCCCAATCAAGCACCAAGGGAACGACCGACTTGTTGCCCGGAATCAGGCCGAGAGGGTTGTCCTGCCACGGCAGCAGCATGACGATGGCAAACACGGATGCCATGAGGGACTTCGCGGATTCCCCAAGCCCGTAGAGCACGTTTGGTTGGTCCTTCAACAGAAACGGGTAGATAAGATGCTCCGGCTTCGTGAACTGTTCTTCCGTGTTGAGGAGCCGGACGGGTTCGCCCTGCCGCATCCACTCGACGACGTAGTGGCACATCTGCTCGATGGCGACGTACCAGTCAATGTTCGGGTCGTGGACGCGCTCCTCAAGCGTCTTTTGCAGCGTCTTCCGCGTCGTCGTAGACGAGAAGTTGAACTGCGCCTGGTGCAAGAGCTTTGACGTGCCGTTGATGCCGGAGCGGACGGCAATCTCGCCTGTCACTGTACCGTCACGGGTGTGCTGTCGAGCACGGGTCACGTCAATCTCGACGCCTTCCTCCCACTTCAGGGAGTAGACGCCGGTGCCCTCTGTGATGGTGGGCTTGTTCATACGTCTACTCCCTTGTGTTCCACCTTCATCCCATCCACCTGTTTCTGTAGCTTCATGTACTGGGCGCGGAGCGATTGATACCGCTTGTCTGATTCCGGTTCAATGACTACGATGGGTTCAACAGCCTCTGCCTCTACGGGCGTCTCGTTGTAGTAGTCCCTGAAGGTCTGCGAGCACGGGAAGTCGAACCGTTCCTCATTGGGGTGCGGCGTGAAGTCACCGCTGCCGCTGATACATTCTCCCAACGGCCACGGGATGTGCCGAGCAAGACACTCGGCCTTATCCACTCGGTTTCCTCGCAGCCTTCATGCCGGTCAGGGCTTCAACGCCGCCCTCGGCCTTCACAGCCGCCACAAGTCCCTTCTCTTGGTGGCACGCTATCCCGAAGATGTGTGTCGAAAGCAGTTCGCCCATCTTCCGCTTCGTGTTCGCCAGCAGTTCCTTGTCGAAGTAGATGTCGTCGAGGAAGCCCGCGCATTCGAGCGCCACGAAGTCGTGCATGGCGCTCTGCTGCTCGATGCTGCGCTGGCGCATCTCCTCTCTGTCCGTGTAGCCGTCCTGTGCGGCCTTCGCCTGCCCCACAGCAATCTTCGTCTCGTCCTTGGGTACGATGTGGTCAGGCTCCACGAGCTTGATGATGGACGGCTTGAACTTGGGATTGTCCGAGGCGCGAAGCTCTATCGCGTAGGTGTGTCCTTCAATGAGGCTCTTGATAAGCCCTTCGTCCCACACGTAGTAGGCGTCGTTCACGATGCGGAAGGGCTTGTTGTTCTTCGTGGTCTGCGCCACGATTTTCGTTACCGTGATGGTTTCCACTACCACTCCTTCTTAGCCAAGAAATAGAGCGAGTCGATTGCGCTCTCGCAGTCGTCAATCGCCCCCCAATACTCCTCATCCTCAAGGGACAGCAGGGCGTGTTCCAGTTTGGCCTTCGCTCTTGCCTTCGCCTCAAGAATCTCAGCTACCAGCGCATTGAGCTTTTGTTCGTCTATCTGTTCACTCATACCTTGTGTTCCTCCCTCCACTTCGAGAGACATTCCGTGCTACAGAAATCCCACCGCTTGAGAGTGTCGCCACCTTCTACCAAGTGCAGGACTCGCCAGTGCGTCGGGGGCGACGCCGACGCGGTTTCCTTTGTGTCCCCACACTGGTCACAGGCCCAGTCATTCCTCTGTGAGTGCATGTCGGCTCCCTGTGTAGGCCAGCTTCGCGGCCTCGAATGCGCCCTTTGCCAACCCCTCGGCGTACCCTTCGTTGTACCCGTCGATGTGGCCCTTGTTGTAGGACACCATGTCTATGAGTACCCGTCTGTCGGCTTCACCCTTCTCGTCCGTCACTTCCCCTCCCTCTGGTCGTGCAGCAGGTCGGCCCTGTCCATGAGGCGCGCCGCGTAGCACTCGTAGTGGATGAGTTCGCCCTGCTCGCTCCACTCCTCGCACGGCTTCCCGCAGTAGAGACACACATCCTCGTCGTCCTTCGGCTCGTCGTGCACGTCGTTCCACCTGTCCAGCCGTTCAATCTCGTCGTATCTCATTCGCCCCCCTTTGCCTTCCGGTCGTACAGCAGGATGCTTCCGGCCACCGCCACGTTGAGGCAGTAGCGCGTCGGAATCCGTACGACGAGCTGGCACTTGTCCAGCAGGCTTTGTGGCAGCGAGCCGTCTTCCGGCCCCAAGAGGTACAGGGCGCGTTCGGGATGAATGACATCTACGAGGTTGCGCGCACCGGCTACCACCTCTGCGCCGACGAGCTGACAGTCGTAGGGCCGGTGCTCAAGGAAGTCGTCGATGTCCTTGTACTCGAACAGCGGGATGTGGCGCTGCGTCTTCATCGTGTCGGAGCATTGCTGCTCGAAGCGCCGCCCAATCAGGCACAGGAAGTCAGCATCGAAGCACGCGGCAGACCGGAACAGCGTCCCGTAGTTGATGCCGGTCTTCATGTTCAGGACTCCGACACCGTAGAAGCCCCTCATAGCTCTCCGATGGAGACGTTGCCCCACTCGGCGCACATCTGCGCCAGTGCCCTGCGAACCTCGTCAGCCGTCCCGTAGAGCTTGATTACCGTTCTCATGCCCCTCCTTGACTGTGATACCGAGTTTGTCCAGCTTGCCCCTCGCGTTGAAGCCGAGCCTCCAGAACTCATGCGCGATGGCTTTCTGCTGTGGTGTCAGACGCTTCTCTGTCATGCCTCTCCTAGTCGTCGCTGTCGGCGTAGACGTGTGTCTTGAAACCGCTGGATGCCCACTCGCGTGCGATTCTCTTGTGGATGGACTCAGCCGCCGCCCTTGACGCCTTGTACTCGCGTTCCATCTGGACTTCGAGGTCGGCCAACTGTCGGTAGAGTGCGTGGATGGTGGCGACAGGCTTGGGTGGGTTCTTGTCGCAGGTGGGGCAGAACAAGCCGTCTCCAGTCTGCTGAAAGCCCAACTGAGACTTGTAATCGACCCATCCCTCTGATTTGGCACAGTCGTAGCAGACTTCCTTGCCACAGCCCATGCACCTCTCAAGCCACCCCTGTCTCTTGCCGCACTCGTCACAGAACATCGCCGTGATGGTCGCTTGCTTCTTCATTTCTTTCCCTCCCTGGGGGCGTTGGCAGTCCGCCCCCATACCACTCTCAGCCGCCGTATTTGGGACGTGCGCCCCTCCTTCTCATATTTCGGCGGTCCGAGCTTGGGCCTAGCCAACTAGCACCCCGTCCTTGACGGCCATGAGCCGCGCCGTCGTCTTGACCTCGTAGACCTCGGCAATCTCCAGATGGCCTTTCGGGATGTCTTCTTCTACCTGCCGCCTAGAGTCGAACCGAAGAAGCGGGCCGTGGCCCCACCGAACGAGGCAATAACCTTCGATAACTGTGCCTTCAGGTTCCATATGGCCCTCCTCATCTGATTTTCTTTCCACTCCGAAGGCAAAAAGAGAGCGATGGCCGCCGCCGCTTTCTTCCCCGGCTCGCCACCGTTCTTGATGTGGTTCCACCACTGTCGTGTGATTCCCAACTCCCCCGCTACGTATTCATCTCTCAGCCCCCTCTTGCTTTGCCAGTCCCGAATCTGCTTTACTGTCGCCATGACCTCATACTAGCAGATGGTACCGAGTGTGTCAAGTCCTAGCAGACACTAAATCCTACACGCAACCGACTTTTCCTCTACCGGCGGTGGATTCCGATGCCCGTAGCAGTGAAGGGGACTTGACACCGAGTTGACAGTGTGTTTAGACTATGGCGTAAGAACAGGAGAGAGGCAGATGTCACAGAACTGGGGAGAGAAGTTGCCGAGGTTGTGGAGGCTGGCGGGTATCAGCTCACAGACAGAGTTTGCTCAAGCCTGCGGGATAGACGAGAGCACTGTCAGTAAAATCGTACGGGGCAAGTACAGTGAATACCCTACAGGACACATCTTGTCAAAGATGGCGGGGCCGCTGAGGATACCAGTGAAGGATTTGTTGCCGATGCTTGTCGAGGACAAGCCGGGTGATGGCTCGATAGAGGACTTGCTACGTCAGGCGCTCCAAAAGGCGAGGGGTTCGGTTCCTGCCAGCGTAGCGAAGATTCGGGTACTGCCGTTGGAATGCTTGGTCACGGGAGAGGAGGGCATCCCAGTGCGGACAATCTATTACGCTCCGCCGGAAGGGGTGGAGCCGGAACATCTCGCTGCCTACAGCAGCCCATTCGAGGACCTGGAACAGATACCGCCAGGCGCAATCCTCATCGTGAACAGCCACGCCTATCAGGGTGGTGTGCCCAAGCACAACGACATAGTGGTGTACGTCGCGGGCGACCAGTACGGGGTCGCCAGAGTCAAACAGATGGGTGATACGTTCACCCTCGCCAATACGCGGGGGCGCATGGACGCCGCCGATGCCCGAATCTTCGGGAAGCTCATTGCGTGGGAAGTCGTGGTATGAAAGGGGGATAGGCGCACTTGGCAGTAATGCCACGAAAGTATCCACAAAATATCAACCTGCTTCACACGCAGGAGGTCACTGGTTCAAGTCCAGTACTGCCCATTTCTCATTCGTGGTATAATACGGATTGTGGGACGTGCGCCAGACTTGATTTGACTACTGATACACTGCTTCGGAAGTCTCTCAGGAACAGAAACTACACCAGCGACATACTTACTGCACCAAACCCACTCGTCAGGGCGAAGGTCAGATTCTTGCTGTCCAAGCAAGTCAACTGCGCCCCCAAGACCATCGAGGTCTACGCCTTCTGGCTCGACCAGCTCCTGCCCCTCTGCGAACAGATGGGCGTTACCGAAGTCAAGAGCCTCACGCCGGACGTAATCAACGTGTTCCTGTTGGGCCTCAAGGAACGCTACGCGCCCGCCTCAGTCGGCCAAGCCTTCCGCACACTCAAGACGTTCTTCCTGTGGCTCGTGGCGCAGGAGGAGCTTGCCAAGAGTCCCATGACGAAGGTGGAGAGGCCGAGGATACCGGAGAAGGCGGTGCAGCCGTACGCCACTGACCAACTGCACGACCTCGTGGCGGGCTTCGGCGGGCACGCGACATTCATATCCGCGAGGATGAAGGCTCTGATACTGGCCTTCGTTGACGCTGGCCCACGCCGAATGGAGATGTGCAACCTCCGGCTGGACGACGTGGAACTAGCGACGGAGGAGGACGACAAGAAGAAGCGCGAGCAGCACTTCTACCTCACGATTCGGGCAGAGTCGTCAAAGACGCGGGTGGAGAGAAAGATACGTTTGGGGAATGTGGCGACGGCGGCTCTCATGCGCTATCTGGACGCACGGGCCGCACTGGTCAGCCGGAAGAAGAAGCGCAGGGGTGTAGACATCGACTGTCCGTACCTCTGGCTCAACGAGCAGGGCGAACCGCTGAAGGGCGATGCCCTGTACCATTCATTGAAAAGGGAATGCAAGCGGATGGGGATTGACGTACCGAGAGTGGTGCACGCCTTCAGGAACACGGCGGCTATCATGTGGCTACAGAACGGAGGGGGAGAGGGTTCACTGATGACGATGGGCGGGTGGAAGACGCATAGCATGATGCGCCACTACACGAAGGCAGCGGAGCAGAGCAACTACATGAAGGCGCACCGTACGGCAAGTCCAGTGGACAATATGAGGCTATAGGGAGGCAAGATGAGAGATGAGTTGACCGAAATACTAGCCGAGCGCATGAGACTCATGCGTGGGGCGAGCGACCAACAGGTCGATGAATGGGCGCAGACGACTGCTACCATGTTGCAGCAAACAGGATTGTTGGTACAGCGCAGGCCGCTTGTACGTGGCAAGCACGCTGGGACCCGTCGTGACCCGAAGTTTCGGGTGTGGGATGGCAAGAGAATGCTGTACGACGGGGACACCATGTCTGGCAGCGCGATTGGCGTCCTGTTCATTCACGATACGTGGTGCCTGTACCTAGCCAACGACGACACCGGCGGTTCGTGGCTCTCGACACCTGGAATGGAACTCGAATGGTGCACCGGCCTGAAGAGCAAGAATGGGGTGGACATCTACGAAGGGGACATCCTTGGGTTTCGTTTCGGCATTTATGGTCCAGTGTACTGGGATGTACGACGGGCGACGTGGCTCGTAGGCCCCGAATCAGACCCCGACGAACTGGTGACAGTCAATGGCTCGTGCGAGGTCGTCGGTGACATCCACGAGAACCCTGAGTTGGTGGACAATATGAAGGGGGTGAAGTAGATGGACGGCAACAACATCGTACTCGCCTCGGGGCCACATGCGATTACAGTACAGAAGATAGATGCCCTGTGGCATGTGGCACACGGCGAGGGTGGTCAGAGATGTACACTGGTCACACCTGACGGAACAACAACCAAGACGTTCTCGGAGTGGTTGGCGATAGCTGAAAAAGGATGGCGACCCTAAGGCTAGGCGGTGACTGAGATAGAGAGGTTGGCCTGAGAGTCGATGGAGATGGTGAACATCGGGCTACCTAGGATATTGGGAGGAAAGCCGCGCCTTTCTCCGTATGAGCTTTCCACGTCCTGAGTGTATGTCCTGAAGTAACAGCCGGTCATCGCCCCGACCTTGCGGCGCTGTTTTATCTTCCCGTCGCGGGTCAGGTACAGGTATGGATTCCCCGCGTGGAGTATGACATCATGCACGTGCCCGTGGCCGAAGATTGCGGCGTCGTAAGCGCCCATCAGTCGTTCCAGACGATTCATCTTTGCGCCACGGGTAGTCGCACATCCCGCCCCGTGGCTCACCACCGTATCAACAGCAACCTTTTGTGTCGCCGTGGGCTTGAACACGTACCGCACCCACGCCTGATAGGACAAGTCGGTGATTCCGAGCTTCCCGCAGATGTACTTCTGGACATCGACGTGCGAGTGCTTCCGAATCTCGAACTCGTGATTCCCTTCCAGCTTGCCATCACACTTCGAGGCGATGGGGGCCATCACGTCACAGTAGTAGTCAGCCTGGTCCAGAGCGATGTTGTTGGGCGATACCCACGAGCAGATAGAGCCGCCGTCCCACCGAGGGTCTGAGGGTGTGATGAAGTCGCAGGCGTCGCCCATGCCGAGCCACCTTGCAGCGGGGTCGTCGTGAATGGCCTTGATGGTCTTCGCCAGCTCCTTCTCGGAGTGGTACTTGGTGCCGGTGTGCTCGTCACCGACGAGGTAGAGATGCACTTCCCCGTCACAGGGGGCTTCTATTCGCTGTACCTTCAATCTCCCTCCTCTTGTGCTTGTACTTGTGCTCGTTCACCAACTTGGCGACGGCGAATGACAGACAGTGGGAACAGACGGTCGCCCCCTTGAAGGCGACGCACCTTCCCGACTGCTGACACTCGGTACACCGCGCCAGTGGTAGGTACTGCATACACACCTCCCCAAGATGGCCTTGAAATCGCGCGCTAGGGGCACGGAAACCATGCGATGTGATGCCGAGTATGGGTCAGGCGGGATACCAATCAGGCTTGTTGGCCTGCCACCACTGGTCAGCGATGATTTCGCGCCGCCACGGGTAGTTAGCGGGGTCGTAACCCAGCATCTTGCAGTCCGGGTACTCTGACTTGTCGCACTTGCGACCGCCGAGGCCGTACTTCTGATAGTGGAAGGCGCCGTCCGGGTCAGCAGCACTAGGCGCGTCAATCCACTGCTTGTGGTAGATTTCCAGCTTCTTCGCCTTGCGCTCTTTGGCCGGAGCGCCGCTGAACAGTTCGTCCACGTCGTCCATGCGGGACCGGAAGTAGCGCCAGTCCGCGATGTCGTCTGCGTTCCGGGCACTTCTGAATGCCTTGCCCTCTGCCACGAATGGCGAGTCCTCCGGTATCTCCGGATTGGTGGCGGGTCCGCCTTCTTCGATGTCCTCTGAGCCACAACGTCTACAGGTTGCCATTACTCACCTCCTAGAAATATCTTGATGAGCGCGCCGCCTATCACGGCCAGCACGCCGTAGAACGCCTTGTTGATTGTCTGGAGCCGCGCAATGTCCTTGCAACTGTCGTCCACCTTGCCGTTCTGCTTGTCGAGGTGGTCGTCGATTGACCTCAATCGCTCCACTGTGGAGTTCCCCTGCGCCACGAGTTCCACCAGCAGGTCGTGGTCTGATTTGCCCTGGTAGTCGATGTGCTGAGGCATTAGAGAACCCCTTTCACGACGGCGATTCCGAGCGCGACTCTGAGTAGCATCCCGAACGCTATGTACCACGGCTCAGAGAGCCAGAGGTCGTTAGCGGGGCCTGCATTCCGGCAGATGATGAAGGGCCACAGCCAGAGAGGGAAGCCGAAGCCGCACATGATGGCGTGGTGCTCGTTGTAGTCGAACTGGCCGTCGGTGCGACAGAACTCACAGAAGGGCTTAGGGAGTCGGAGCATTGCGCTCCCCCTTCCCCCCCAATGCGTCTACGAAGCCTTTGGCAATCACGCCGAGGATGGTTGCCACAACTTCACTCGACAGCTTGTCGATGGCGCAGAGGTACAGCGAACCCCCCAGTGCCATGACGCCGACAATGAGCCAGACAACGTTCCTGTTCACTAGACCTCCTCCAAAGCCATCTTCGCCACGAACGCGGGAGACGAACCTTCGTAGTCACTGTCCAAGCTGCATTGAAACTCGCCGGGGTAGAACTTCACCTTGCGCTCAATCCTGTCGGGGCCTATCAGTGTCAGGGCCTCGCTCGCCCGTCTCAGGCTCCGCAAGTCCTGTATCTGGTCGCCTACCGGGTACTGAATCTGTGTCCCGTTCCTCATAAACGGGTCGTCGTGCAGCGAGAGCGTCATGACAATCAGCTCGTCCGGCATGGCCTTGCCGCCGATGCTCTTCTCGACTCTGGCGAACACCCCGTACCTCAGAAGGACGGGACTCAGCTCGTCGGTCGTCGAAGCGTCCAGCGCGGTTTTCAAGGTGAACTTGAACCGGATGGCCCGCGCACTCGCGTTGATGTCGAATGACGTGACCTGCTGCGGGGGGTAGTCCAGCGCCCTCGGAGACGCGGTGTAGGAGAACAACTCGGAGGCGTCGCAGAAGCCAAGCTCCGTCCAGTCGTTCGTGTCGTCCCATTCGCCCTGTCCCTCAATCTGGTAGTGCACCTGAATGGACGTGTAGCCAGAGAAGTTCATGGCCGAGACCTTGAGGTTCGCCCAATACTTGTCCTGCTCGAAGAACTCAGTCTCGAACCACGGGGTCACAAACGTTCCCGTAGTCTCGAACTCGTAGCTGGACTCCAACAGAACATCGGAGTAGGACTGGGGCAGAGTGAACACGAGCACGCCGTCGGTGTAAGTGTCGGTCAGCGCGTAGAGTCTCTTAGAACCAGAGACGGACGACACGCACATGCTCACGATGTCGTTCGAGGTCTTCTCCCAGATGGGATGCCACACCCACGAGGTCGTACCAGCAATCGTCTCGTACCGTCCGGCCAGAATCTCGACTTCCGTGCCGTTGTCCAGTGCCACATAGAGATAGTCGGCATCGGAGGTGATTGCCGTAACCTCGGCGTCCATGTCCTCGTCGCCCGGAGCGAAGCCCACGATTGATATATCCTCGTAGATGTCGTCCGCGAGGTCGTAGACTCGGAGCTTGTTGACGCCACCCGGGAAGTACGCTCTGCCTTGCCAGACATGGCCCTCGTACGTCTCCGTGGTAGACACGTCCGACTGGGCTTCCTGAATCAGCAGGGGCGTCACGTCCTCATCGAGGTAGTACGGGCCGTCCTGCTTCAGAATCAGGTAGTTGCCGTTCGGGTCGTCTACCAAGTCGGTGATCGTCCGGTCGTCGTTGTCCAGTGTGTAGGCCGTAGACCATGCCGTACCGTTGTTGAGGGGATTGTCTGAGATACGGATTTGGCCCGTGGTATCCGCAATCATGGCGTGCTTGTTGCCCACGTTCGCCATGTAGACGGCCCCCGCCAGAGCCGAAATCTTCCGTATCGTGGAGCCGGATTCGTGCCCGTAGGCCGTGGAGCCGAGTCTGGCGCGGACAGCGACTATCGTGTCCCCGTCCGTGATGCTGTCCGTCTCGATGTACTCCTCGGTGTCCAGTCCCGCATCCCATACCGCGTACTCGCCAGCCGTGAACACGGAGGAGTCCGTGACTTCGATGGTCGTGTCGGAGGCGGTGTAGAAGGTCGCCCCGCCCGCCGTGTTCTTCGTCGTGGTGTAGTTGGCCGTCACACCGCCGTAGGCACCGGATAGGGTGAAGGTCGTCAAGTCAGATGTGTAGTGCGGCACTACCGCAGCGCCATGAAGAATGTGGAGGTAGTTGTCAAACACGCAGATGTCGGTGATGTCGTTCTCGAAGCCGTAAGGCGCTGTAATGCTTGCGCCGTCAGTGGTGGTGTACAGTGTCTTTCCCACCGCAGCCACTAGCGTCGTGCCGAAGTCCATGAGCTTGAGTGGCGTCGTGGCAGCGAAGATGCCCGTCGTGGCGTTGCTGGATATGTTGAAGTCGTCGACGTAGAGGTTCCGGTCGGCGTCCGTGGTCGAAGCCATCCAGATGGTGACTATCAAGGCGGTGGCATTGGCCGCCATCGTCTTTGTGACAGACAAGGCCGTGTACGCCCCAGCCGTACCCAAAGCACTCGACCACGTATCGGTCACACCGTCGTTGATACCGATTTTCACGGCACACGAAGTCAGTGTATCGAGCTTGCAATAGACGCTTGCCGTGACAGACTTTGACTGATACCCCGCGTTCCATGTGAACGTGCGAACTATCTTGAGGTCGCCACCGTTGGCCGTAGTGAACAGCTTGGCGCAGTACGTTCCGCTCCGCTTGCTCGCCGTGTCACGAGACAGAACCGTGCCCGCACCGAAAAGCGTCTCTACCCAGTTGGTCAGATTGTTCGCGTCGTCCCACAGCTCGAACCCGTCCCACACGTAGGCGTTGCCGAACGACACCGCCGTCTGCTTCTTCGGCGCGAGTATGACCCTCCCCTTGAAGCGCGCGTCGCAGTTGACCGAGTGAGCGTACTTACGCTCGTCCTCGTAGTATTCGTCCGCGAACCCACGTCTCCAATCGCTCTGAGACACGCGCAGCCCGATTTCCTCTGGACTCGTACTGTTGTAGTCCACCTCGTTCGTGGCGAAGTGAGAGGCCACGAGCTTCCTGTCCATGAAGGCGAACGACTCCGCCGGTGGCTTCGCGTCCTGAAGCTCGAACGGGTACTCATGCCCGTCCTTGTCCTTGAATAGAACTGTCTGTCTCATTGCGGGAACCTGATGCTGATTCCGGGCCGCTGGACGGGCTTCTGAGCCTCGCCCCGCGATTCCTCGTACAGTCCGTGGAATCGGTTGGCCTGCTCGTAGAGCTTGTCAGCGTCCTTCGGTGAAGAACTCGCGGCCTGAAACTCTTTCCACAGGGCCGCAGCCTTGATGCACACGATGTCGGCTTCCTGATTGCTTAGCTCGGTAGTTGAAGCCTCGGTCGTGAACTCGGTCAGTGCCCCGTTGCCTTCCAGCTTGATGAGGTACGTTTCAGGAATGACGGCGTAGAACTGGAACGCGCCCTCGTGGGCAGCCTTCGTTATCCTGAAGTCGTTGCCTGGAAGGTCGGTCAGCAGGATTGGGATGGCGTCAGGCTTCGCTATGATGTATTCGTCGGCGGCGTCCCAGTCCGAGCCGGTGCCGCCCGATAGTGTTGCGGTGACCGTCGTTGATGTGTTTGCCGTGACTGTGCCCGAACTTCCGTCCGTCTTGTTGTAGATGGTCAGCCCCACCAGCTCGCTTGTTACCCATGCCGCCCCCGAATCCGTCAGTGCGCTCGCGTCGTCGCTTCCCGTATGCGTTCCTGTGTAGGCGTCCTGTACCCAAATCCGGTCAGGGAACCTCACAAACGCAGTCGGAACGGCGTACAGTCTCTTGTTGAACTCGGAGCCTTCAGCCCCGTATTCTTCCTGCCCCCACAACGTCTCGTCATAACTGGGATTGAAGAAGTGGCCCTTGATGGACACCCACCTGAGAGTGTCCGTGAAGATGTCGTGCTTGTCCCCTACGGGATTGGCATGAATCTCGATGGGGGTGGCAGTCGCAACCCTCGCGGTGAAGCCCCTGTCGAATCCGAGCGTGCCCGTCACGGGGTCGAAGCTGACAATCTTCCGTTCCTCTCCGGTTGTGCTCGTGCCGGAGGTGATTGCGCCCGGAACGAAGCACCACTTCCCGACAAGAGTGTTGCCGGAACCCGTGAAGGACTTGTGCTCGATGAGCGCAGTGGCAATCGCAGTATCAAAGGTAGTATCAGCACCGGCGGTGGTGGTTGTAACCGAGATGGGCTTGTCGCCAATCTTGCGGTTGAAGATGGCCCTGAAAGCGGCCCTGGTGATAGTAGGCGCAGCCATTAGACCTTCTCCTTGACTTCAAACACGCCCCAACAGCCGAGGTTCGTGATGGAGTCATAGACCGCCGAGAGCTGGTACTTGTAGAAGCCGCAGACGGCGTTCGACGGTATGACGCACTCGTACTTGTAGCAGCCCACCGTTGCGTTGTAGCTCGTGTTCTGCGCCGAGAACAGGGCGGCCTTCGTCGGCGCGTCTATCGTGATGGTCGGGGCGGCAGTCGCGTTGGTCAGTGCCCCCGCCACGTAATGCTCGAATGTGAAGTAGGCGTCCTCGCCCTGAAAGTAGTAGGGGGCGACGTGCGCCTTGATGGTTGTTCTGCGTCCGCTCATGTGCCTCCAGTGTCTCCGGTAAACGGAAAGGGGGCACCTTTCGATGCCCCCTTGGTTCCGAGTTGGTACTTGGTTACTCTAGCTTCGCCTTGTTCTCCGCGATGTGCGCCTTGAGAGACGTGATGGCCTGCACGGTCACTTCAACGTGCTTCCACATGCGTTCCACTTCGGCCTCGTCAATCGCAATCTGCTCTCGGAGTCCCGCTTCATGCCCTACGTCCACAGCCACACGTCCTGCCCCGTCCAGTCGTACACCTTCAACTCAGCAGGCGTCTTACCACCGCCGTCGTCGTCTGAGCGCGTCACCCTTGCAGGCTGCGCCTCCGAGAGCGCGATGTCCTCTGCCTGAGCATTGACGGCCACCTCCACGGTGTACGAGTCCACGTCCCCGTGGATGGTGAGCGATTCGTGCTCCGTGGCGTCGAATACCGAGACTAAGGCGTACCCGTCGTGGTTGGCGTAGACGGAGTACCCGTCATACTGGACGCCGGTGACTTCGCCTTCGACTCGGATGGTCGCCGCCCCGATGTCGCCTTCGAGCGTCACGTCCGCATAGGCCGTGCTTGGGATAAGTACCAACACCGACACCAACAGAAACCACAACCCTTTCATCTTGTTCCCTCCTGTGGGGAGATTTCCCCTACCAAGATTGTTACCATAAGTGTTGATACTTTGTCAAGCCCCCTACGCGCTCACGACGGCGAGGTACTTGATAGAACCGTCGGGCATCTTGATGCGGATGCCGCCGTAATGCGTACCCGCCGTGATGTCCGTGTCGATGAATCCGTTAGCACCCGCCGACAACTGGGGGCCGAAGTAGAACAGGCTCGCCTGCGCGTCGATAACCGTTGTGGAGCCAGTGCCGCCCGCGTTGCAGTAGATGAACGAAGTCGATGCGCCAACAGGGTCGCCCGTAGCTGCCACAAGCTCGGCTTCGAGTGCGGCATACGAACCCGCAGTCGTGCCCGCAGACAAGGCAAGCTCGCCACAGAACGCGGATGCAAGCCCCGTCACCTTACCAGTTGCCCCGAACGACGTGTAGGCTTTCAGCGCGTTGGCGTAGCCACCAAGAGCCACGTTCGCCGTCATGTCGAACTGTGAACGTGCGCCGTAGCCGCCAGCACCCGTCATGGTGGACTTGACGTAGAAGGGAATCGCGTTGCCCGTGCCTTCGTCAGCACAGGTCGTGTAGAGCGCGAAGGTCGGCGTGCCGACTACCATAGCGATAGGCGCACCGGACGTGCCCATGAAGGCACTCTTGCCCAAGAGCGACAGGATGGTAGACGGTGCCGCGCCCGCAGCCTGTACGTTGAAGTTGAACTGCGCCGCTTCAGCACCGTTCGTCGCCGTGGTCAGCACGAGGTCGATAGAGCCACGTTCCTCTACCTCAGAGGCAGCGTTGCCCAAGTACCACGGGACGCCGAGGCCGAAGTTGGCCGCGTTGTTGCCCGTACCGGAGCCCGCCTGTAGGTAGAACATATCGGTGACGGTATTCAGTGCCACGCCCGTGTCGTCTCGGCCTACCATGAAGTACGGGTCGGCTGCGCCCTGTGCGCGGGCAACTGCCACTCTGCCAACACTGTTGTCTCTGACCTGAAAATCGAAGTATGTGCTGTCTGTGTTTGGGCCATAGATGCCTGTCGCTGTGGCAAGGGCGACATACGAACTAGCAGACAGAATGGAGACTGTAAGGCTACCGTTAGCATTGTCGGCTGCGTTCCGCACAACAACTGTGCCCACGTCGCTCCATTTCAGCTTCGGCCCCAAGGCTGTCGAATCGTCCCCGAACTGTATGTACGTGTCGGTGATTTTGATGCCGTAGGTGTCGAAGTTGATGCCCTTGGTGGACGCTACCGTCACGTCACCGCTGATTGAGTGCGCCCCGATGTCCAGTGTGTCCGTCGCTCCCGTGGTGAAGGTCATCAGGGTCGTGTCGTTGGCGCGCAACAGCAGCGTGTTGCCGTTGGTCGAGCCGGAGGCGAGGATGGAGCCAGCCGCGAACGTCATGTCGCCTACGTTCGTCCATGTCTGGTCGCCGCCCGCTACCGCGCCACTCAGCGTTATCGCGCCGAGCGTTCCTGTGTAGACAGAGTTCAGGCGCGACAGTCCAAATTGCAGTTGAGAGAGGGGCATCTAAGACCTCACACCCCAAACCGTGAACGTCCGGTTGGCTTCCTGTGCTGTGCCGCACACAATCTTGATGAACTGCACCCCGCCAATGTTCCAGATGTCGAGGTATCCGCCCGTCGTTGCCGAAATGACCACGGCGTTCCCCAACGGGTAGTACGTTCCGGCCAACGTGGTCGCCCCGTAGCACGCCAGTGTCGAGGACGTGATGGTCGGAATCAACACAAGCATCGTCTCGTACTTCCTGCCGAGGTCAACCGCAGCAGAGACGGTCGTAGACGTTGCAATCGTAATGGTGCAAGCGAGTTCGCTTCCTACTATCATTCACACACCTCATCATTCGATGAACTTTTCCAGTGCCATGAGCACAGACGGCTCAATCTTGGCGTCGTCCGAGAGTTGGTCGAGTACCTTCAGCTTCTCGATGTCAACCTCGACTTCCTGCGCCATGAGTTCCGCGTGCTCTTTCAAGAACACGGCCTGATTCGGGTCGCCGTCCTTCGGAGCCGCGAATCCGTTCGGAAGTGGACTCCCGTACTTCGAGAACAGTCCCGTTCTGACTTCCTCAATCACCTTGAGTTCCGCGTCCAGCTTGTGAGCCATCTTGGTCAAAGCCAGACTCGTCTTGATAGGGAACCGTTGCCGCAGCAGAACCTTCAAGGGTTCAGCCGCGAAGAAGATGTCGCCGTTGGTTAGCTTCATACACACACACTCCTATAGCTTGTCTATGAGTTCCTTGATTTCCTTGAGCGTGGCGGCGTTCTCGTCAACCTTCTCTTTGATGTCGGCCAGCTTGTCGGTCACGTCGTCGAACCACGTCCCTTCAAGGCCCTTCGCCAACACCCGCACACCGTCGCCGCCGCACTTCGTACACGGGTCTTCGGTCACAAGCGGCCCGTTCGGACTCGCGTTGTACGTCCTGATACCCGTGCCGTTGCACGCCTGACATTGGGTTATGAACTTGATGTCCATGTGTCTCCTAGTAGATGGTCTTTTCGGGCCTCTCCAATCCACGAACCGCCGACGCTATCTGCTCCGGCTTCATGTGCTTCGTGTCCCTGCTATTCAGAGACGCGAGAGCCATGTCGTTGCCGGTCTGCTTCATCACCGGGGGCTGTGGGATGGACGCCACTCGCTTCATAGCCGCGCCACAGAAGCACGTCTGAGGCGTGTCCCGTTCCTCGATGGTCAACAGGGCTTCCCTCATGTGGTTGCACGGACAGCGAAACTCGTAGATTGGCATGAAACCCTCCTGAGAAAAGAAGTGGGGGAGTGGTAGTCCTCCCCCGCGAAGCCTACGCACCAAGCGCGTAGTACAGAGCCGAGGTCGATGCGCCGACAGAGTAGTTGCCCATAGCGCGGAGTTCCGCGCCGTTGGTGATGGTGATACCAGTCGTGCCACCAGCACCTACGTTGTCCTTGTAGGCAGCAAGGGCATTGAGACTCGTCTGCGCCGACGTGTCACTGAGGCCGGTCGTGCCACCGTAGAACCAGCAGTCCCGAACGACTGAGCCGTTCTGGAGGTAGCCCACGTTGGTGTAGCCGGTCGTGGAGGCGTTCGCGTAGCACCGCTCCATCAAGCACTCGTTCCAGTTGCCACCAGCGGTGGACATGGCGAAGCCGATGACAGGGAACGCCGCGTGCGCGATGGTCTTGCAGTCGCGCAGTATGAGGCCGGAGGCCGATACCACGTTGAACGCGATGGCGCAGGCCGCCGCACTCGCGTTGCCGCCGAACGCGCACATCTCGAACATCGTCCGGTAGGCGATGGCGAGGTCGATGGCGTAGTACGAACCCGCTCCGACGAACTGCATGTTCGTCCACGTCGAGCCTCGGGTAGAACCAGCCGCACCGTCCGCAGCGCCCGTCGCGTCACCGATGACCACGATGCCCGCACCGTCACCGAAGGGCGGAGCGCCCAACCCGATAACGTCCGCGTAGCTCGGCAGCGCACTGACGGCGGTGTAGGTCGTGCCCGTGCCCTGCATGACGATGGTGTTGCGGATGTACTCGTTGGTCGCACTCGCCGGGATAGCGCGGTACGCTTCAGACGCCGTGACCGCGTAGGACAACTGGCTCATAGCCGAGTTCCACGACAGACCGTCCGCCGAAGCACTTCCAGAGATGTTGTTGACGTAGTACGTCCTGTTGTTCCGGTCAAACCCGTTCCAAGCCCCCTCTACGACACAGCCCGGCCATAGCTTGAGCTTGCGATACACATTCACTTGCTGACTCATGTTCTCCTTTTACCGCCCCCGTAGCTTGTCCTGGGGAGTTCTTCGGACTGGGCCTATGCCCACTCTTTGATTGCAGAAGGGGCCGGAAGTGTTGGTTCCTGCCCCTCATCGACTTGCTTCTTCTGGAAGTCGTCCAGTCGGTCTACCCACTTCGGGTAGCCGTCTTTGACTTTGACCCGCGCGGGCGTCCACGTCCTCTGCGCGGTGCTTCCGCACTCGGGACAGGGGGCTTCTCTTGGGTTACCAAAGGACTCGAAGGCGTGTCCGCATCCGCATCGGTATTCATACAGCGGCATAGCATCCCCCTGATGTCCAGCAATAGCTCGACCGTCACCTTCCCGTAAGACGGAAGCGCGGCCCTTTCGAGCTGGTTCCATACGTCCTCTCGCGTCCTCATGTCACCTTCAGTTGCTTCCTCAACGCCAGCAGCGCGTCAACGTCCATTGCACAAGGTGGTGACTTCATGTAGTCCCACTTCAGGTCGGTCATCTCAGCCTCGTCCGCCCGTGCCTTGAACTGTCTCCAGTCAGGCCCGTAGTGGTGGACAAGGTATTCTTCGACCGGCGTGGGACACGGATACTTCCTGCCCCGGTACTCCACCTCTCCGATTTCTCGGAAGAAGCGGGCCGGGTACGCATGAACCCTCGGCGGTTCAAGACACGCGGGATTCGGCCAGCAGTACACCCAGACGAGGTTCCCGTCCGTGTGAGCGAACTTCAGGTCAAGCATGATGCGATGCACCCAGTCCTCAGACCGCCAGATGGAGATAAGCTCTGCCCGTCGCCCCACATTCGGGGCGAACAGCCGGTAGCCTATGTCCCACAGGTCGTCGAGGATGGCCTTCGTCGCCTCATCCGTCTCTGGAACCTTGTTTGGTAGTATCCGCACGTCGATGTCGTGGTCGTACTGGTTGATGTCGTTGTCACGAACGAATCCCAACAGCGTTCCTGAATCAACCCAGTACCCCTTCTTCCCCGCGTGCTTCTCCAGCACGTCGCACGTATCACTGAGGAGCTTGGCTGCTACGTCTCTGTCTAAGAGCATCCTTCACTCCCCATTTCCACGTAGTCAACTACGTCACCCTTGCGGTAGCGTTCCTTCAATGCCTCGGCTTCCTTTTCCTCTCTCTGCCGAGACTGATACTCCTCGATGTCCGCAACGGTGTAGATGCGGTTGCCCTGATGCCCCAGTAACACCCTCGTGTCCAGATGGGGTTTGACGCCGACCTTCTTTGCCAGCTCACAGAAGAACCAGTCCTCTGAGAGCCAGATGTCCTTGTTGCCGGACTCGTCGGGTTCGTCGTTCACGAATGGACAGTCCTGAAAGAACGGGTACGACATCATGTCCTGCGTGTTCGGATGCAAGAGCGGCAGCTTCAACTCGTCCTTCATCTTCCGCAAGAGACCTTTCTTGATGCCCATGAAGCCGGTTGAAAGGAACTGGCACTCATAGACACCGGGAGGCCCGTCCGGGGCCTTGCCCCCGTGGAAGTAGGACGAAATCTGGCTCCCGTTCCTGACCGGATACACGCCCCCTACGAGGTCGTACCCGTCCTTCATGTCCTGATAAATCTGGAGCAGGTCTGCGGGCTGGAACATGATGTCCGAGTCGAGGAACACCATGTAGTCCGTCTCTCCCCATTCGAGGAAGGCGGTACACGCCACCGAGCGAGACCGGGCAATCAGCGCGTCGCCCTTGCCCGTAGAACCCGGCAGCCACTTGAACCGGATACCCTTGGTTTCGAGCGCGTGGTGCGACTGTTCGACGCACCAGCAGGTGATACCGTCCACCCCCTGATACAAGGGGGTGATTACATAGAAGTCATACACACACGTCTCCTATTCGTCACCTACGACCTTGTGTTGATGAGACAGCCGGAAGTCGCCCGAGAGACGTTCGCGCCGAACCACGCCTGAGCCTCAACGACCGAGGTGTGCTTCTGAGGCCAGTCGAACGCCTTGAGAGCCGGGGTCTTTTGCAGGATGAGCGCGATTGCCTGCTTGTGGAACATGGCCGCCCAGTGGTAGGACGTGTTGGCAGCCACGAGGTTGTTGGACCGCCACACCTTCGCGCCGTACACAGACCGACCGATGAACCCGTTGATTGACTCCACCGCGCCCTTGCTCACGTAGTCGTCGCGGAGAATCTTGTCAATCTTGAACAGGTCAGTGACGGACTCGACGTCCACGACCAGGTGCCTGCCATCATCCGGTACGTCCGCTTCGCCAAGGTTCTCGACCGCCTCCAGCAGAACGTCGTCGGTCAGGGCCGAACCCTGCGTGCCCACGTTACCAGCGGTGAGGGACGTGAACTTACCGGCGATGTAGTAGTCGATGGCCTTCGCCACCGAGTACATGCACTTGTCGGTCGCGTCGTCCAGATACTCAGGCTTGTTCGCCATCATCTCGCGGTAGCCAACGCCCACCGCCTTGTAGTTCCACTGGTTGATGATGACCTGCACTCTGGTCGTGTTCTGCGCGTTCAGCGTCAGTTCCGCGTTCAGGTTCACCGCGTCAGCCGTGCCGAGGTCGGGGACGATGGGGATGTTCAGCGTGTCTCCGAACTTCAACTGGTCGCGCCAGTCAGTCCAGACACACTTCTGGAGCACCAAATCCTTCTCTAGTGCTCGGATTGCACGAGCCGCCTGTACCTCTGGAATCCCGAAACCCTCTATGTTTCCAAAGAGGCTGGACTATACCTTCACGGGATAAAAACCCGAGCGGGACATGTAGTCTCTGAGCGATTCAAGCGAAGTCGTAGGGCCTATTCAGCCGAGCCAACTTGTCAACCAACGCGAAATCCGTCGGGAGATATGGGTGTTCACCGCCCTTGTATGGTCCTCTTTCATCCGAGCGGCTGGCCACAAACTCCAAGAGGACATCCATGGCTGCTGCCTTGATTGTTACCAGCGGACGAAACACTTGCAGGAAGGGGGGGAGCCGTCTGAATCCCTGAATCCACAACTCCCATTTCTTTCGCGTGACGGTCTTGTCCCTGCGGCAACTGGTGGTCCACCTGATGTAGTGCGCCAAACCGAGTTCGTTCAGTATGCGCACCATCCTATCCAGTGCTATAGGGGCCGTATTGGTTATGACAAATGTGGGAACGATACTGTATCGTGGGTTGACTCTGTCCTTCGACTTATACCACCGCTTGTGGAAGATGAATGTGCCTTCACCGTCTATCATCCCCGCAAGCCAGCCGAGGTCAGTTTCGCTTGCCTTACGCTGCTGATTGTCCATTCATATCCTTTCAAGTATCACCTAGTCAGTCTGAAAGGCTTTAGGAGTTTCCAGCATTTGAGTCCCGTTACCTGCCAGATTCCTAGCAGGCCAGTTGGCTCGTATTCATGGCATTGGAAGCCATACGTTACCTCCCGAAAAACTTGCCTTTCTTGTATGCAGCCTCAATCTTGTCGGCGTTGGCGAGCGTCCAGTTCCGGTCATTCGCGTGCTTGCGGATGTCCTCAAGGGTCACGTCGTCCGCCGATGCGTTGGGGCCTCCGTCCTTGCCCGTCCACCCCTGTTCCTTCGCTATCTGCTGCTTCAGAGCCTCGCGTGTAGCCGCCTCTTTGACTTCGGCTTCCTTCGCCCGCTTCTCGACGGACTTCTCGATACGCTGGACGGTCTTTCCTACAGACAGGTTGTTCGCCTTCGCGTATTCAAGGGCTTCCATCACAGCGGGGTCGGACGCCTCTATGCCTTTGAGGTCCAGCAACGCCTCGAACGTCTTGACCTGAACCATCTCGTCCAGCTTGGACGTGTCGAAGGTTGCAGGCTTCGTCGCTTCTCTGTGCTGCTTCAGAATCTCGGATGGGGTGGGCTTGCGCTTGGGCTTTTCCTCGTCGTCCTCGTCGCTGCCCCGCACGGCCTCAAGCATCTGTGCTATCCGGTCCTCCGATGCGGTTAGGTCGTCACGAGTGACATACGCCGGTTGCGCCTGTCGCGCCTTGTTCAAGTCCCGCTGCAGGTTCTTGTACTGAGGCTCCAGCTCGTCCAGCCGTTTCGCTTTCAGAGCCGCTTCCTCGTACAGGGCCTTGTAGTCGGGGGGTGTCGGTGGTGTTTGGGGGGCCGCAGATGTCTGCGTTAGCTCCGTCTTGGGTTCCATTCGTCTCCTTTTGCGGTTATCCCTTTACGGGTTTCCCGCACAACAAAAAAAGGCGACGCCTTGACAGGTCGCCGCCGTGGTGTAGACTATGGGTATGGATGCTGTTGTGTTTGTGGTGATTGGCCTAGTGGTCGCCTACGGTGTCGTGAGGAATTGGCACTACCCGATGAGCAACATGGTGAGCGCGGAAGACCCTGCTACCATGACTGGCAAGCAGTTAGTGTTCGCCCTCGCCCTGATTGCTTGTCTTACCGCCCTTGCCGCTACTGGGTAGCTTCGTCATAGGCGCGGTAGGACTCTACCTGTAGCCTCTGCTCTTTTGTCAGGTCATCCCACTTCTTCCCATAGAGTTTGTCAGCGTAGTGGTCCTTCACCGCGTCTTCGTCTGGTGAAAGGCCATGCGCTGCTTGCCACCGCTTCGTAGCCTTCGGTTGATATGCTTCGTACGCCTGCTTCAAGTCGGGGAAGTGCGCTATGAGGTCTTTCTGCTTCTTCGACTTGGTGTAGGTGCCACTCTTTGTCGCCTGATACAAGTCCGCCCACTCTTGCCCATAGACCTGCTGTGCGTACTTGTCGGCCAACTCGTAGAACGGCTCATCGGGGTAGACGCGCAAGCCAAGCTGCTCTGCGGCAAAGACGGCAACTCTGTTGGTCGGGGCTTCTTCGTATTTGCTGCTGAACTGGCTCTGCAACGAAATGGGTAGAGAGTGCTCGACAATCAACCACCGCGCCCAATCTTCGGGGTCTTCCAATTCATAGCCGAGATAGTCCTGCTTGATTGCCCCTTCCATGACCAGTGAGGACAGCACACTCGCCTTAGACGATATGTACTTGATGATTGGATTCGTCTTGCGCGAGTCAACCGGATGGAAGTTGAGCAAGTCCATCGGCTCGTTGCCCTGATAGCTCGTCAGTGAAGCCTCTATGTCGCCCAAGAACCGGATGAACGACAGCATGAAGCCACCAATACCGATATTCCGATTCCCTACCTTGACGGTGAAGAAGTCGGCATCCCTGGGGTCAAGATGCGGTTCCTGCCCTATCGCTTCGCAGAAGCCGACGTAGGACACCGTGCCGCCAGCGGCTAGTTGCGTCAGTGACCGGCGTGCCTCATTCCCAGTGATACCCTTCTCGAAGATGAGGCCCAGGTAGGCAAGCGACGACCGCAAGAACCTTGGCGCAAAAGCTATCCACGAGGACTCGATGGCCCTCTGCTGGCCCGATATGCCAAGTGCCTTGCTGTTCATCACGGCAGTCATTCGGTTGACGTACGTTCCCAACTGCTTCTCTGCCCCCGCCTTCACAAAGCCTGACTCAAGGGCTTCGCCCATCATTATCCGAACTGCGTCTCCGAACGTCTCGAATCCGCGCTCGAAGAAACCGACAACCTTTCCTGCCGCCTTTCCAACAACGGGCAACTTCTCAATGAGTGGCTTACCGGCATAGTATTCATGCGTGCCTTGCGCTACGTCTGGATTGCGCGACAAGAACGCTACATGCTTCGGGTCGGCAAAGAACTTTGCTATGGATTCGGGCTTGAACGCTGCTTTTACAGACTGGACAACACCCTTGGCCCAAATGTCCGGCCTGCGTCCCAACACGGGAAGGCCCTGATAGAGCCACGCAGACCAGTCCAACTGTGCCACAGATGTCCTCAAGAACTCGGCAACCTGCCGCGTCGCGTTGGTGACACGCCCCGCCCTTGACGGCAAGAGTTCGTCCAATGTGGTAGCGACTTCCTTCGAGAAGATGCGGCCCGTAAAGGCCGGATGCCTCGTGCCAGCCTCGCCAGCACCGAGCCTTGGCCCCTTCGCCCTGCGCAGCGCGTTGGAGTAGGCGAGTCGTGCCTTCGCCGCTTCCGTGCGGACAGACGGCATCATCGCCTGAAGCTCTTTGACTATCGCCGTCGCTTCCTTCGTCCGCTGCTCGGCGGGCATGTCCACCATCGCCCGGATTCTCTGCGCCAACTGCGGTGCCCTCTGGTCAATGAGGCCAAGCGACCGCGCCTGTTGCGACTGTAGGAACTTGGTACTCTCCGCGCCCCTCGGAGTGACGGCCATTCTTCGGACAGTGGCTATGGAGTAGTTGATGTCCTTGACCGCGTTCGCCGTTGCCATGCGCCAGTTCTTGATACTGACCGGCACCCGTTCCGAGGCCGTCTTGCCCATCGCTTTGACGACGGTCTGGAAGTCATTAGCTGCGACAACGCGAGTCACTTCGTCTACGAAGGACTGTATGACTTGCACGGGGTCGTCCACGTATTCGACGCCCGCTTCCCTACCGGCCATCATCGTCTCGTAGCTTCGGGGCTTCTTCAGCCGGACAGTCGGGAAGCCGACCTGCTCGCCGTGCGCCCCCTTCACCATTCTTGGAAACCGGAACGCGGCGGGGAAGTGCATCCCGCGCTTCTCATACTCTCGGATTGCGTTTGACCGCACCAGCTTCCACAGGTCTGCTAGGGCCTGAGTTGGCTCGTCCAGAACGTAGTTCTCCGATTTCTCCAAGATGTCACCGATTGCCATTGATGCGCCCTTCACCTTGGGCTGTACGGCAGCGGTGTTCTTGACGATGCTGTCTTCAATCTGTAGGTACTTCTTAGACGAAGCTCCGGGGAACTTGGCATTAGCCACGCGCTCCACCATCGCCTTCCACCCAGGAGCCTCAGCGTTGATGCGATGATTGAACACGGCAGCATACTCTTGGACAGCCTGCGCTTCAATGCTTCGTCTTGGCGTCATGGACGGGTCGATGCGCCGTGCAATCTCCGGCCCGATGCCCGGAATCTTCCCAACGCCACGCATCACCGCTTTCTCACGCGACTGCGGGTAGAGCTTGGCAACCGTGGCATCAACATCCCCGAAGTCCAGTATCGCCTTCATCGGGTCGTATGGCTCACCACCACCGATGATTACCTTCTCAGTGGCCTGTTTTGCAGCGGTAGGGACAGGCTCCGGTATAGCCGACACAGCCTTGCCCATTTCGTCGTCGAATGAGGCCAGTTTCGCCATGTCGTCAGCGTCCGGTACGCCGCCTTGTGCAATCTTGTCCAGTGTCGGTAGGATGGCCTCCATCTTCTCAGGGTTCTGGACAGCCTTCTGCGTCAGCCGCTTCGCCGTGGCCGCACTGATAGCCTTCCCCACAGCCTTGAACGGGAGAGCAATCAGCTTGCCGATGGCCGCTTCCAACTGCGCTGGTGCCCACAGCGCGCCGGTGGCAATCTTCTGCGCCGCTGCGCCCGTGGCACCAACCGCCGTTCTCTCCCCGACGATGGCCCGGAGGCCCTGAAACGAACCGGCTCTACCAAGTAGATACCAGCCCGGATAGGTCATCTCGCCAACAAGGGTTCGCCCAAGCCCAAGGTTCTCATACGCCTCGTAGAGTTCGTCCGGCGGAGCCTTGGCCTCGTGCATCATCACATTCGTCGGCCCCTTCATGGCCTGAGACTCAGCCGAGTGCTGTTTCACGAGCGCGAGAAACGCTTGCTCGTTCTCGTCCAGCCCGTCCTTCTTCGCAAGCATCTGAGCCGCATTGACGAAGATTGACCAGTCCTGCGCGGTATGCTTGTAGACGCCTTCCCCGACAGTCTTGACGCCGCCGACGATGCCTTCGGCAACCTTCTGCGCTGTACCCTTCTCGGTAGTCGCTTCGGGTGCTGTTGCCGGACGCTTCACGACGCCGCTGGCGTAGTCCTGCTCCGTGGCCTGTCCAACACCACTCGCAATCTCGGCCCGCCTCCGGTACTCCGTTGCGTTCGCGCTGTCGCCCGTTTTCAGAGCTTCCAGCGATGCCAGTTCGTACATCTTGGCGACGATGGCCCGTTCCTGTGAGGCCGTGTCCGCCGGGAGTTCGTCACCCAACTTCGTGACGGCCTGCTCCCGCATCTTCTTCCAGAAGTCGCCCTGCTCGGCCTGTGCGTCCCACTGTCTCTGCCTCTCAGCCCCCTGCATCTGCTGTTGGGCAATCTGGAAGTCCCGAGACTTCATGGCCTGTTTCGTCCGGTAGTCCGCCATCATGCAGCCAAAGGCCCGCGCCTGCTCCAACTCCGACTGTTCCATCTGGAGCCGTTGCGTGTCTACCTGCTCTCGGGCAGCAGACCGTACATTCTGAATGCCCGCCTTGAAGTTCGCCGCCCAGTTCTGCTCAGGCAGAAACTCAGGATTCTTGGCTCTCGTCTGGTCGTACCACATTATCTCTGTACCGCGTACCGAGCCTGTCCTATCTGCCTCTGCCGCTTGGGAATGAGGCTCACCGCCTTGTTGTAGTAGTCCGTCCAGTGAGTCCCAAACTGGCCGGAGGCGTCCAGATACCCTTCCAGTGTTTGAGGACTACCGCTCTTTGACCACCCCTGAAGCTCCTGAAGCTGCGCCAGCTGCGCGCCGCCAAGCTCCTCCTGCGCTCCGATGGGGCGAAGCCCGTTCCCCGTCATGTACTTGTTCAGCCATTGCGCGGGGATGTAGTCCTTCAACTGCGTCGGCTCCGTGCCCTCGGCAGCCTCAAAGGTGTAGCTATCGGGCATCTCCCAACTCGATACCTCGTTGTACCGTCCGGGGATGTTGAACATACCCGACTGTGCAAGGCTCGGGTCATACCCGGATTGCTCCTGCGCCGGGAATGTAGCCGCCGCCTGTCCCCCCATCACCCCTGCCATCGCTGAAGGAACACCCGCTAGACCATACGCCATAGCCGTACCTATGCCCACCGCCTTGCCCACGCCAGAGGGCGTCTCCTCCGTCGATGTGTACCCCGCGTCGATGGACGACCTGTCCATGAGGTCGGTCGCATACGCCCAGTTTGCCACGTCCGCGTTGGCGCATCCCTCGATAGCGTTCCCCTTCCGCTTGGTGATGTCCTCCTCGGTTCTCTGGATGTCGTACCGGAGCTTCGTGATGCTGTTCTTCAAGAGCGCCGTGAGGATGGGGTTCGCCCACGTCGGCACGACTTCAAGAGACTGCGACAGCCTCTCAAGCTCGGCCTTGTCAGCTTCGAGGTTCGGGTTGTACTCGATGAGCCTCAGCTTCGCAACAAGGTCGTTCCTGTCCTGTATGAACTGATTTGATTTCGTACTGTCCCAAAATGCCATTAGAGCAACCTCTGTAGAGCCTCACTTACTGTCTTGAACGCGGGATAGTCGCCACCAAACCTCTCAGTCAGTGCCAGCGCGTTCTCGGGGTTCTGCATCGTCGCCAGCGCCAACGCCCGCCACTCTGTCTTTGAGTAGTCGGGGCACCCGCCATAGAGTTCGTTCGGCTTCTGCGCCTTGGACGCGATGCGCTCCACTGTTCGCCCGATACCACGCGCTACTCTCACGCTCCGCTGTTCCTTCATTGCATCGCCTGTATCTGAGTCGGATTCTCGCCCGCCTCCATGCCGCTCGGTCGCGTCTGCGCGGGCGCAACCTTCGACGCCGGTTCCGACTGTGCCCCTGGATGCGGCCTCGCGCCACCTCGCTGCATCTGGTAGCCCATGTTCTTGATGTAGGCAGCGATGTCGTCTTGGCCCGTCTCCTCCAGCGACTTGATGGCGATAGCTTCGAGCACTGCCGGATTGTTGTGCACGGCCTTGTCCTCGATGCACTTGTCCACCGTGTTCTCAGCTTCTTTCCTGCTCATGTCGTAGTACTGCACGAGTACGCCTTCCGCGTCCATGAGTCCAGCTTGGAAGGTCATGATGCCGAGGTGCTTCTTGATGTCCGCTGCTTCCGGTGAGTCGGCCAGCAGCCGAACCTTGCAAGCGAAGTTAGGGATGTTCCCCGGCCCGATGTGCGTCAATTTGGCCGGTTCGCCCTTCGCAACTGACGCGGGGAGCATACTGATTGGATGGCGAATGACGTTCTTGATAATCTGGTAGACTCTGCCTGTGGCAACAGCCAGTACGTCCTCGTGAATCTTGAAGGGGTCTTTGTACCACGTCTTTTCGTAGGCGATGCGCGTGTTGGCGTAGCTCCCTGAGTACACGCCCGTCATCTGACCACCGGCCATGCCGGTTGGGGGCGAAGCGATACCTAGAAGCATGGCGAGCTGCTGCACCATCTGAGCCTGTGCCGAACCCTGCGATTCGAGGTACTTGGCCGTCGTTCCGGGCGGCAGAATCGTCACTGACGAAGGACTGAGGTCGAACTCCTCGCCAATCTCCTTCTTCACCTGCTCGGCGGAGGTCATGTCCTCCAATTCAAGGATGACCTTCGGGTACGCGAAGTGAGCATTGCTCTGAACCAACTGTGAAAGGGTCTGCGTCACAACGTCAATCATCCCCTTGTTCGGGGCGACGATGCCCTTGTAGTAGTCCTTCACGTTCCCGTCGTATGCAATGACGCCCATGCCCGCCCCGCCTATGACGTACGGGACGAAGCCAAGTATGTTCGGGGCGACCTTCCCTTTCAGTACCGGATGCCCGTCTACAATCACGCACCGCCACTCGGCTGAGTACCATGACACGTACTCAACCTTGTCCTTCGGGTTCTTGTCCTTCGCCCAACTGGTGCTCCACCCGTTCCGTTCACACAGACCCTTCGCCGCCGCAACCGTCATCTCATACTTCTCGGCGCACTCTGAAGGCACGTAGTCCGTGGCGAAGTCCGGACTCGGAAACACGTTGACAGGATGCGGGGTCTCTATCCGAATCGGATACTCCGTGAGAGCCAAGTCCTGCAACGCTTTACGTTCGTCACCGGCCAAGTCCTCCCAGTCGTTGCCCAAGAACGCTTCGTTGACGCCAATCTTGTAGACGAACTGGCCCGCCACCAACTGAATCGTC